ATTTGAAGTATTTGCACTGATGTCCATCTATAATATGATGGAAGAATGTGGTGTTGAGTTACCACTACTACCACGTCATGCACCTACAAAAGATGTTACTTCACGATGTGATGTATATTGCTTTGACATTGATGGTACACTAACTCAACCACATGATAGTGATCCATGGAATGCTGTGCCACGCATGGATCGCATTGAAAAAGTCAATGAGTTATATGATGATGGTTGTACGATACATTTACAGACAGCACGTGGGTACATCTCAAGTGTAAAGAGATACCCTAATGATCCACAAGCGCAACAACGTAATGCAGACTATCTGTGTCGTGGTAGAACTGAGAAACAATTAGAAGAATGGGGTGTCAAGTATCATTCATTATACTTTGGCAAACCACGTGCATCAACATATATTGATGATCGTGGATGGAATGATAGTGAGTTCTTTTCTCTCTTAGAGCATCCTAAAGAAGATCCGCCATTCTGGCACCCCGTATAGTGGGTTCTGCGTCAACTCGCTGGTTAGAACACCACTCATAACCCCTATGGTATGATTCATGATGCCTGTATTTTTGCAGGGGATGAAGCATACTATTTTTTAGTAGGTCATCATATAATACTTTGGGTGACTTGAGTGCATCAAGTCCTAGCATATTATTAGTAAACCACACACGATCATGGAAGTCAATATTATTCCAGTCCTCACACCAATGGAAGAATTCTTTTTGTTTGTCTGTAAGATAATCATATCCCCACTTGAGATGCATCAATACTCTCTCAGGTGGACGATCCATCTCATCCCTAGTCTTGGTTCTATATTTTAGGATGTCATCATATAAATGGATTGACTTACCTAAGTAAGCAGCATAAAATAAATCAGTTCCAGGCCACGGGATATACACATGGTCATGCTTCTGAAATAATGTTGCTAACTTGATTTGCCGTGACTCACGATCAGTCAGCGACTATCTCATGGTCATCAGGTAATTTTAGTTTTGTCCAGTGCTTCCACTTATCACAATCACGAAATGGCACTAAGAATGTAATTGGTGTGGGTGCTGAATCAATAGCATCCTGCACAGTCTTATATTCATCTACACGAATAGTTACCTGATCATCACGTGGTAAGAAGAATAATGATCCTTTAGGTTCCACATATCTCTGCATGTGGACTCTACCTAACTCCCATACAAATGGGCAAGTCCCATAATAACTATGGACATTAGAAAACTTACTCTTTGTTATCTTTTCATGGTGGAATCTAGACCATGAATATAACAGTCTACTATCAAATACATCAGATTTTGTATATAACAAATCAGGACGCCCTATTGCTTCCCTACACACACCAGGAGAAATCCCAAACATAAAAAAGGCATCTTGGTGTAATCCAAGATACCTCATCATGGTATGATGCCATTTGTCGGATGGTTGTGCTATGACACCAACCTCACGCCATGCCACCGCCCCATTGGCGGTTGATGCCATCATCAGTGCGGCGATAGTAACCGACATGCTCGGTCTTCTCAAGTAGAATACTATCTACTTCATCATCACTCAGAAGACCTTTTTCCAACAACAGTTGAACTAGACCTTCAGTAGAGACTTCGATGGAATCCTCATAGTAAGGAGTCCACTTCTCGGTGGATTCTGCATCGGCAATGGTGCCAAACTCACCAGCCAATGCACGCGAATAAAGAGTGCGGGAGTGTTCTACCACATCGGTAGGAGACGTGGTATATGGCAACCACGCCTCATCGAATTCAATAAAATCGACTTCCATGTCGATCATATTATGCTCTTCATTTGCCCACTTAGGGTTCTTGACAGCGTTTACTGTGAATGACATTTTTTTCTAATTCTTTGGTTGATTAGGAATAACGCAACCAAAGGGTTGCAGAATAAGCAACCGTGGTATTCACGGTTACTGAGTTGACAGTAACGTTTACAGATGCTGTACCATTGATTGTCAAGTTGTCAGTAGGAATGTTACCAGCAACACTCAAGTTGTCAGTAGGAACGTTACCAGCAATGGTAGTGTTGTCTCCACCAACGTCAACTGAACCACCAACAGCCAAGTTATCAGTAGGAACACCAGAGTTCACGTTGAACGAACCGCCTTTACCGCCTTGAATGTTACCCGAAACGTTGACGTTGGTGTTACCGTCAATGTTGCCGCCACTCAAGTTACCAGTCAGGTTACCATCAAGGTTACCACCTGACAAGGCAGCGTTACCCTGAACATTACCACCAGACAGTGCTAAGTTACCATCAGCATTAGCGGAAATGTTACCAGATCCTGAACCTGAACCAGTACCAGAACCAGAGTTTACCAGTGCTGCACCTGAATCATATCCCATGCAGCGCCAGTTACCTGACGGAGCACTGTTACTTTTACGCCCTGTGGCATCAGAGTAACGGAGTGTTGACCCCGCTACAGTTGACCCAGGGTTTGTTGCCGCATTTTCTGTGCCAGATTGCTGCAGAAAAGCGTATGTACCTACATCACCAACAGATGCATTTGCGTTGACCGATGCGTCCAGAGTAATAGAAGCAGTGTTGATTGCACTGATACGCTTATCTGAATCGACAGTAATAACTGGAATGGCACTAGCCGAACCATAATTACCGGCACTAACGTCTGTGGTTTGGTTTACGTTTGAACCAGTACCGTATAGAGCCATTGACTTTGTGTCTCCTTCGTAGTTTATTTATAGAATAGTGATCAGACTTCTTCCATCATGAAGCGGTATGTTTTACCACTACGACGGTTGGTGATGAAGAGACTCTCTTCTCCCTCCTCAATTAGGTAAGAACCCCAACTTCCATCAACGGAATTGACGCCCTTTGCCTCGTTGCTGAGGTCAAGGTCACTGGTGAATACATTGGCAAAACGTGTGCCCGTTGCACCAATGTCAAGAGTACCATTAGCATTAGGCAAAATGTCACCAGAAACAGTCAGAGCACTTAGTGTTCCAACTGATGTGATGTTTGCTTGTGCTGCTGTCTGTAGAGTACCCGTTAGGGTTGCTGCTACAAGACTGTCGATTCTAGTGATGTTTGTGGAATCATCACCTGTAATGTCACCATTAGCAGTGATGTCACCCGAGACAGTTACAGCACTCAGTGTTCCCACTGATGTAATGTTAGACTGAGCGGCAGTTTGCAACGTTCCCGTTAGGGTTGATGCAGTAACACCAGCAATTCCGGTGATGTTTGTGGAATTATCACCTGCAATGTTACCATTAGCAGTGATGTCACCAGAAACAGTTACAGCACTCAATGTTCCAACTGATGTCAGGGAAGAACTGACAACACCAGAACCAAGTGAAGTAGCAGAAAGAACTGCTGTATCAGCGATCTGGAATGATTTACCAGACACAAGGTTGAAATGCTCACTGGATTCCCAATGATCATTATCATTATACCACAAGAGAGTGTGATCAGATGCCCCTTTCAGAACAATGCCACCAGCATCTGCTGTGGTGTCTGAAGGAGAAGCAACGGATCCCAGTTCAAATGTTTTGTCGTCTACGGAAACGACCGTGCTGTTGATGGTAGTTGTGGTACCATTTACGGTGAGGTCACCCGTGATGGTAAGACCAGCGCCAACGACACATCCACCACTCAGGGTGAGGTCATCCATGACCGCACGACCACTGATGTCAGGGGTAACGAGTGCGGCAGATGTTGCATTCAGGGTGCCAGTGACAGTAAGACCAGCGCCAACTACAAGACCACCACTAAGAGTTGCATCATCCATGGTCGCACGACCAGTGATGTCAGGTGTGGCAACAGTTGGTGAAGTGCCAAATACAAGAGCACCAGTGCCAGTCTCGTCAGTTACAGCAGAACGTAGATTGCTGCTAGAAGGTGTGCCAAGGAACGTTGCTACGTTAGAAGCAAGACCAGAAACACCAGTGCTGATTGGAAGACTAGTGGCATCCGAAAGGTCGAATGCTGGGGTAGCATCTGTGCCACCAAGGTCTAAACTTACACCACCGAAAGCAACGCTGTCATTTGACAGTTTGCTATTTGCAATACTACCTGCTAACTGTGTGTTAGTGATAGTTCCAACTAGACTACTAGTAGGATAGGCAGTAGCGTCAGACAGATCAAATGCTGGAGTAGAATCTGTGCCACCAAGGTCTAAACTTACACCACCGAAAGAAACGCTATCGTTAGCGAGTTTGCTATTTGCAATACTACCTGCTAACTGTGTGTTAGTAATAGTACCAGACAAACTTGAGGTTGGATAGTTAGTCGCGTCACTCAGGTTGAATGCTGGTGTAGCATCAGTGCCACCAAGTGCTAGACTTACACCACCGAAAGCAACTGTGCTATTTTGTAATTCAGTATTTGCAAGACCGCTACTAAGAGTAACTGTTCCAGAAATTGTTACTTCATCTAAATTAGATGTTCCATCAACATAAAGGTTGCGCCACTGTTGCGTCGCAGAACCGAGATCATAAGTATCATCCGTATTAGGAATGATGTGAGAATTCACATCTGCTCCAAATACAACATTATCAGATGCAGCATCCCCGAGAGTCAGGGTGCCTCCATTGAATGTGGTTGTGCCAGTAACCGCTAAGTTACTGTACATAAACACGTCTGCTGCGAAAGTGGAGACGCCAACGTGGGAAGACAGACCAGCAACGACTTGCTGATTCAGTCCACCAACCTTAGCTAGTTCCCTGGCTCTTGACATGGCGTATTATTAGTACAGGTTAGGTGCTGGTATTATTTAGTTACTCTGACCCTGAACGCGATACGTTGAGTCATCTCATCGGCATTGGAACTGGGAGGATTTGCTTTGTGAATGTCATGATGACGATAAACTATCACACGTCCCTGTCTATTGCCTATAATATTAGTTGGCCATCCTATATCATATTTGCCTTTACGGTGACAATCACCAGTATAATCGTCTCCATAAAATACAATTTCACCACCCCATGTGGGGTTCCAATTCCTATTTACCACATATAAAACTGTATAATAATCTCCATACCACCCCAAGCAAGTGTCTTTATGAATCTCTTTATACTGTTTCTTTACTTTTGCTAAACCAATGGGTTCAGATGCCCTAGCACTAAAGTATGTGGTCCAACGATCTTTATCTCTTGGGACACCATACTTCTCATAGAAATCAATTTGATCTTTGAAGAAGTGGTTACCAACTCTCAACCCATCAACCTTATCTCCAATACCCTCTAGATCTCCTTTACCTTGAAACAATTTGTCATTGATTGTACACCACAATGACCATATCAATGGATTACGTTCTTCCAATGACTGAGTGTTCCATCCCAGAGGGTGTCTATATGATGAGAACTGCAAGAGTTGCATCAGTCCATGGAGTGCTGAATCTTGAGATAATATGTGACGGTGGACAGCATTGCCATCCTGTGCTGGAATATATTCATTCAATTTCCTGGTACAATGATTGGTCTCCACATCAAGACCATACCACTTATGATACCAGGAAATAGTTTGACAATAATTATAAATCTCGTCCGATACTTCGTTATCAATTAGATCATCATAAAACTCAACCATATCAATATACTGGAGTCAATGCAATTTTGAATTTTTGTCCAGTTTTATTATTGATCATATAGATGTCATTCTCACCCTCTTGAAGTGTCCAATTACCTTCAGTTCCATCAACATCATTACCACCTGTGCCTACATTGCTGAAGTGCATATCAGCAGTATAAACATTTGCCCAGCGAGTGCCAACACCGCCTAGATCACGAGTAGCATCAGCATCAGCGAGCATGTTGCCACTCAACGTAATGCCTGACACTGCAATTGCTGGAGTATCAGTCAAACCAGTCGCGTTACCAGCAAACTTGACCGCAGTCAGTGTGTTGGTTGCAGGGTTATAGTTGAGGTCAACGTCAGTTCGGAACTCTTCAGTACCAGTCGCTGCTTCAGCAAAGATCAGATAATGACTGGAGTTGGTGGTGTTGGTAGCAGTTAGCGTGCTGTTACCGGCAACAATATTAGTCAAGTTTGCCCCATTGCCATGGAACTGTGCTGCTGTAATAATACCCGTAGTGTGAATGTTCTGCGTGATAGCACCAGCAGTATCACCAATAATAAAATCACCACTCTTAGTACCAAGTGTGAGTGTTACGTTACCACTATACTCACTATGGGCAGCAGATTGCACCCGAGTGTAATGAACGTTAGAAACTTCACAATAATAATCAATACGTGCAGGCAATCCATCATCAACCAGAATTCTCAACTGATTGGTGATAGTATTGATTCCGGTGACAGCATTGATGTTGCCGTTCAGAGTACCTATTACATTACCAGTTACATCACCAGTAATAGGACCAACAAAACCACCAGTAGCAGTTGTAACGCCACTTACGAGTACCTGACCAAATGCATTACTTCCCGTGCTAGTAACATCACCGGTCAAATTACCAGTTACATTACCAGTTACATTACCAGTAAGAGCACCACTGACATTGCCAGTGACATCACCAGTCAGGGGTCCTATGAAACCTGTGGAAGTAACAATACCAGTAGATACTATATTGATATTCTTTAGGAAGTTGATGGTAGAAACACCAACAGAGTTCAAGTTACCGACAATATTACCAGTTACATCACCATCATGAGTACCAGTGGTGATACCAACCAGGTTACCAGCAACATCACCAACTAAGTTGCCACTGAAGACACCACCATCAAACACATTTGCGGTAAGTGCTGCTCCAACTACGTTACCACTGAAAAATTGAGCAGTAGTAATAATACCTGTAGCACTTATGTTATCAAAGATACCACTGATATCAACAGTTGCAATACCAACAGAGACTTGAGATGCTGTTAGACCTACTCCCAGGCGGACCACACTGACTTTATCTACAGCAGTGCTACCATCAGCACCCTGAAGTAGAATAGATGCCCCAGAAGAGAAAACACTAACAATACCTGATTGTCCTGGAACTGACTCAAACGAGAGACCTGTACCAACACGGAAGGTTGTAACACCAGTTACACGGGTGAATAAGTTGGCATCTTGAATATCAGTTGTTGCCTTATTGATTGATACAGTGGCAACACCAACCTCAACACCACCATTATCCTGTTTGGTGGCAGATACATTTACACCATTACCAGTGAAGTTGATAATAGTGGTAGAACCACCGAAACCAACTGGTGTTATGGCATCCTTTTGAACATCTATACCCTCAACACTTCCTGATGGAGCCCCAGATGGTGCTGCCCAATATCTACCACCCTCAACGGTGCCATATAAAATATGGTTGTTATTTCCAGGCAGACCGAGATTCGGTTCTACCTCTTCCATTGCTAGAAAGCTAGGAAATCCATCAGTTTGTTTTCTATCAGTAGATAGACCTGAGTAAGATGTTACACCTACACGCCCGGACAGCAGTCTCATTGTTACTTAGCGTTTTCGAGAATGGAAATAATACACTTCATAGTAGAATTTTCATTACCTTTGATGGTAAGAATATCACCAGTCTCAAGTGCGAGACGACCATCAAGGAATGACATAGCATCCTGATGGGGAATGCGTGCATCACGCACGACTTCAGTATCAATAAGACCACGCTTGTGGGTAACAGTAAATGTGGTCACAGAGGATCCTTGACCAACATTTGATACATTGCCATAGATGAGCAAAGATGCTACACCTGGAGGGCATGTGTAGATACCAACAGCAGTGTCAGTTAGACTGTGCGTGATGGTTCTAAATTTATTGAGTGGAATCGCAGCCATTAGACATTACCTCCGAGTGCAATAATTAGTGGTGTAAGGGTTGCTTGGATACTCTTATTGAAAGCATCACCTGTAATGGTGCCTGTTTGCTGGTTGATAGTAAAACCATCACCGACTTTCAAATTACCTCTCTCATCCGTGGAGGTATAAACAACTCGACCACCACCCTCAGATACAGTTTCATTTTCAGGAATAGTAACGCCACCTTTACGAGGCAATGCGTTAGCAATCGTAAGACCAGCACCAACAAATTCAAATGTATATGAAGATGCAAGAATCAGAGATTGTCGCTGGAGGGGGATCGCTGAACCAAGACCGACATTTGCCGGTAGTTTTTGATCAATAGTAACGGTCGAAACGCCTGCAGTAACCGGCGTAGCAGTATTTATAGTGAAGTAAGTAGGTCCAACTTCAGCAGTTGCCTCCGCTGTGGTACCACTACCACCAGCAATCGTAACACTTGGAGCGGTACGATATTGTGTGCCAGTTGCAAATAAATTGATGGAAGTTAGTTGTCCAAAACCATTTACTTCTGCTGTTGCTTCAGCATTAGCGCCATTGGGACCAGAAGGAGCACCAATTGTGACTTTTGGGGGATTGGCACTAGTGTATCCAGTGCCAGCGTTAGTTACATTGACCTTGATAACTTCATTGAATAGTTCTCCAATATAGAAAACCTGACCAGAGTAAGGACGTTGAGTAAGTCCATTCATAACAACAGTATTGTCTTCTTCAACCGCATCAACTGCTAATGCACCAGTGTCTGTGACAGTACCAACACCGGATGCCACAATACCAAAGGTACCGAACGAGGCATTAGAGTTGTTCAGGTCACACTGACCACCTGACACGCAGGAGATGGCGTACTCATCACACACAGTAAAGATGGACACCAACTGTGCATAACCATCATTAGAGATTGTGACACCAATACCACCCTGGTTGTACTGGGTATAAGAGTCAACTACCATAGACTTGGTACCACCAGCGTGGTTACCATTGATCCTCATACCAATGCTGTCAGGAACAAAGTTTGTACAGTTCCTCACATATGGAGACTGGGTGATAATGCCCGTGATTCTCGCTCCACTACCAGCATTGCCTGACAGGAAGGTGATGGTGTTAGATGTGAATGATGTGATGCCAGTAAAAATACCAGCAAGAGGATCACTTGCCCGTGGATATGAATGTAGAGTGGCATTATCATCACCGTCACAAGTCACTGCAAAACCACCAGTGACAATACCAATGGTGTTAGATAGTGTCAGACCATGACCTACAATTGTGGCAGTTGTAACACCACTGATAGGATCGTAGTTGATAAACGTGGGTGTGGTGGACACACCAGTGTGCCAGTTGGGTCCAATCTTGAATGAATTTGCATTAGCACTTACAAAACTGTGACGATTGACCACACCCTCAGGTGGGAACGTAATCATTGCGCCAGTGTTAGCAGCACCAACAAATGACATATTCTGAATCAAGGCACCATTATGAACCTTGAATAGATCTTGTCCAACATTTGATGGAATAACTTGAGTATTTCTCAGGTCATCACCATCAATCGACACATTACGTGGCACAGTGATGGGGTTGTTTTCACTGTAAACACCACCAGCAACACGGATTACATCACCGGCACCAGCAATCTCAGTTGCTGCCTTGATTGATCTCTTAGCACCACTCAGTGTCCTGCCAGAATTTGTATCATTACCGTCTTCTGCAACATAAATGATATTCAGTGTTGATGCACCAGCACCGACCCACTGAAGTTTACCAGCACTATTGGCAGCAAGAATAGATTTAGCAATACCAACTTGAGCATTAGAATCGCGGAAGACACCATCAATCCGGACAGTGCCATCAACATCTAAGGTATAATCCGGTTGGGTACTACCAATACCCACGCGGTCATTACCATCATCATATACAAATTGAGAAGCACCACCAAAGGTGCCATCATCTTTCTTATATTGTAATTGATCCGGACGACCATCTGCAAGGGCAGTAATATCAGCATTACTTGACCAAGAGACACCAGTGCCGACAGAGACCAGAACTTTGAAGTCTGATCCAGCACTGTCATTCATATCATATAACTTCTTACGGACTGCGATGTCCGCATTGAAGTCACCATCCCTGCCAGGTTGTGTGCTACCAATGCCTACCTGAGCAGCGGTAACAATACCATCAAAACGTGCTGTAGTTGCAACATCTAAACCGTATTCCGGATTGGTTTTACCAATACCAGTACGATTATTATCGGCATCAACGACAAGAGCCTGGTCGCCAACTTCCAGACCCTTTTCGACAGCAAACTTTTTATTTACCGATGCCATTTACCAAGATACCCCTTTTATGTTTGTATTTATCAGGTAGTCCGCATGATATATGCGAGTGCATAATATAGAGGACGGTTATCAATGGCATCACCACTACCAATTGATCCAGTATTCTGATTTCCACCAGACTCTGTTGATCCAGAAATACCAACAGTTAGAGTGTGGGAGTGTGATGTATTACCAGAAGTTTCTGTGGTACCACTTACACCATGACTATGAGTATCGTTATTAGTGCTTCCACTTACAGTGTGAGTGTGTCCCCCATTACCATCAGTTTGGGCTGTTCCTGCCGGATTTGCATCATAAGCTATATCCGGTGCGTTGGGGATACTGCTGTTATCATCAGTATCACTGTATACCGAGAAACCATGAGTATGGTTACCTGGATTATTAGTGCTTCCACTTACAGTGTGATTATGAGTATCGTTATTAGTGCTTGCACTGAAACCATGAGTGTGGTCAACTGATTCGTTGCTTGCGGTACCAGTACCTGTCAAACTGCCAGCACCGTGAGCGTGCGATGGTTGACTATGGAAGTGATCCGGCAGTTGACCCAGAGTCAGAGTGAGGGAATTAGTACCACCCGTAGCACCAGTGTTGAGAGCTCCACCAGAACCCACAATAAAGCGGTCGGTGAGGTTAGGTGTGCTGTTACTTCCATTACAAAGTGACCATCCAGTAGGAACAGTGCTACCAGACCACATGATGATGCCACCCAGAGGGATTGTGCCAGGTCCAATGAACTCACCAGCAGTGATAGTGTTGGATGCTACCTGAGTGTGTGAAAACAGTGTAGAACCAGAGAAGTAGAGAACTCCATTGTCCGTCAGTTCACCGTCAGTACCTGCAAACACCACCCTTGTGGCAGTTAGATCACTGACCGCTAGACTAGCAATCGTAGACGCAGCACCTACACTTAGACCACCACTGATATAAGCATCACCAGTTGCGTCAAAGACACGGTGAGCAGTAGTTCCAGTGTTATTGCCCAGAGCAAGTTTGTCAAAGGCATAATGGTCAGTAGCGTCAACTGTGATCGGACCCCACTTCTTCCACGGAGAAGTGTCACCAGTTCTCACATATCCAATGTAACCACCCTTATCGTATGACAGATTGAGAAGAATCTGGTCAATTGAACTGGTAGGAACTGCATTGGAGGAACTACCATTGACTCCCACCAATACACTTGCACCAACAGCACCAGAACGGTTACCCTTGAGTTGTAAGTCAATCAGTTCAGTGTTACCCAAACTGTACAGGTTATTCTTGACAGTCAGGTCATCAAAGTCTGCTGTTATAGGAACTTTGAGAACTGGCGTTGAGTCAAACTTAGTGATGGTGCTGATCTCTTCACCAGTCAGAGCATCAATCTTCTTACGACCAATGAAGAACTCACCCCGGTCATTCATACCGGAGTATACAACAGTACCGCCACGGGTGTTTACAGACTGTGCCAGTAGTTGCTGGTTGTCGTCTAGAACACGGGTTTGTGTCTGAGGCATGCCCGTGCTGTAGTTGCCAGGTCCATAACCAACATATTCAAATGTGTGACCCGAGGCACGGATAGTAGAGTGACGACGTTGCTCAACAGGTAGAACCTTGATACGCTGTGCGGCAACGTACTGAAGGTGTGATGAAGCATTGGTGCCCAGCACACCACGTGCAATTTGATTTTTCTGTGGATTGATGATGCGAACAATCTCATCTTCAATCTGCAAGAAGTCACCACGGTTGAATCCATGAGGATTCTTTAGTGTGATACTAGTTGAGGTTGTACTCAATCCTGCACTAATCTCACTAAATGCACCATCATAGATGGGAATAGTTTGACCATTAGCACGGAAGTTGATACCACTTCCATGTGCATATGCACCAGCACCAGAGAAAGTAGGATCAGTTTCAGAATCAATCACGACACTTAGAGATGATCCATAACCAATACGATCTTGAATAGACCATGTACCATTATATTCTGTATTGGCACCATTGATAACAATTTGATCACCACGTCTCAGACCGATGTCCGTGTTCATTGTCACGGTTGCGATCTTCGTCGTCTTATTATGAACAATGTTAGTGATCGTAGTAGTAACACCTACATGGTAGATAAAACCACCTGTAGATCCTACGGAAACTCCACCAGAACTATAAAGAAGGTTCTTAGGATCAGTAATTTGAGTGATACGATGCAGACCGTTGAATCCGGTGCTACCCACACCCACAACTTGAACAATGTCACCCACAACATTGTCAATTTCACTCACCTGTACAGTAGAATTGTCACCACCTGGATCAAACTTAGGAACACCAGCAAGAGTCAGAGTGTCGCCAACAACATATCCTGATCCACGATCAACCAAGGTAACTTCAGAAATATTACCAGCAGCGTTGACAACAACATCAGCACTGGCACCTTGACCACTACCACCAGTGAAGTGTGCACCAAAGTAATATTCTCCGGTACCACTGTTGATACCAAAACCAACACCACCACTCAAAGAACCAATCTGGAGAATACCATTCAAGTCATGGTCAACTTCAGTATTGAGAGTTACTGTGGTACCTGAGACCGTTGCATCAGTAATTTTTACACCGATGCCCATGTCATCGATTATCTTATATGTGGACTCCTTAGTGATACTGTGCTCAGGATTGCTACTCTCAACATGTCCAATGTCAGTTCGGACAGCATAAGATGTAGCATCTAAAGGATCATCTGTAACAGCATCAACATCAACAAACGGTTTCAGATAGTTGATGTTCTGAGGGAACCTATTCTTACCAATATTGAAAGGTGCCAGATCAGGGGTAGCATGATAACCCAGTATGGTCAGGTCATATACACCATCTTGCACTCCGCTTTTATGCTCCTGACGAACCTCATGATTGAAGATCTGGTAAGCATTACCATACTCTTTTCTTATGAAGTAAGGAGAGAACGTCCGACCAGAACCAACAACAGTGTTATCATGAGATGTATAAGGAATCCCCGTGGAGATGGTAGTAATACCTCCAGGATCCGTGTTGATACCGATGCGGAAAGACTTCTTATCAATGATCTGCGAAACATAGTGCAGACCGTTATAACCTGAGTTTGATTCACCATGGACGTTATTCTCAGAACGCAAACGGTTGATTTGAATCAACTGACCATGATGTAAGTGATGAGTATTACGGCAGGTGATAAAACCAATATTACCATTCCATGAAGCATTGGTAATATAAGTCTCATTACGGAGATCTAAATCACTACCAAGAACGTTATTCTCATTCTGGAAGTTAGTATCATCAATAACTGATCCACTATCCTGAATGGTGTAACCATTCTGTGGTGGTGCTGCAATAGCAGATCCATCAGGCAATACATATCGTAAGCGATAGATTGTCTCGATGTCCTGGCGATTATCAATCTTACGAGTGATGAATGTTGCAGGAGTTTCAGGGGTAATAGATGCCTGGTTGACCAGGATTTTATTGTGAAGTGTGTTTCCAGTCTTGACATTGACATACCAACCAGTGGCATCATACTGGATGGGGTGACCAGGGTCACCTGGTTCTTTATCAACAACTGAAGAAACAACTCTCAGTTGACCGCCAACATTATTGATGCCACTAATAGCAACATTAGCAAAAGCATTATCCTTACTAGTTGCAATCTTTATCTTATCTTTCTCTGTTGCAACAGGGTTGGCAATTACAAAATACTTACGATTGTAATCAATACCATCAGGAAGTGCACCATTATCAGCATAGAAACGGATAGACTCACCAGTAAACAGATTATGAGTCTGATTGACGCATTGCAGTGTAAGAATGTCACTAGAAATACTACTGATTCCAGAGGCACGACCAACAAGGAAATCCTTCTTACCACTGGATTCAGACGTGGCAGCAGGCACCGTCATCATGATCTCAGCGGTACTGACCTGACCGTTGATATTCAGTTGAAGTACGTCACCAACTTTGTTACCAACAAAGTATTTTGATGCTGTAACGCTAGGCACATCGTCACGTTGCTTGAAGTCACGGAGATATAGTTTAGTGTCTGAAGCAGCAGCGGTGTCATCTACATCCAGTTTCAACCAGTTGAATGTGGTATCACCACCAAAGTTCTTTTGTGCGGGGAGAATAGCAGTGATGAAACCTTGATCATCCTTTTGGAATGCGTCATCCTTGAAACCGTCACATAATAGTGCACAGGCACCAAAGTTTGAGTTAGAATTGGTGACGGAAGAGTCAGAACCAGACTCACAAATAAAGTGATGTCCACAACCCACAGCAAACACAGACACCAACTGGAGTTGTGCGTTGTTGGATGCTTTGATGTGGAAGTTCTGCCAGTCAGGTCTATGGCGTGCCATGCCATCGGTGTGCAGAATCGTGCTCGTTCCTAGAGCTGTCTGATCTTCATATACACCACTAGATAAATTATATTTTACAAATGCATTGTCATCTTTGTTCAGGGACACACCCGTGAACTGGGCCAGCACCATGGATTTGAATCCAGTTGCCTTGCTACCATCAGCATGTAGACCGTTGATGCCAAATACAGAACGGAGAGAACAGTTGAAGATGTAAGGCGATGCACTTGTAACAGTGTCACTCTCAACCGTGACAGTGGGGAAAAGACCACTAAGGTTTGGAGTAGCAGTAGATGCAGGTGCAGTAGTTACAGAATAAGTAAACAGTGTGTCGCTCAGGATTTGAGAGACTACGTGCACACCATCATATTCTGTGCCATTGACATTTGAAGCACCAGCAACACCCTTGATGTTGATAGGTGTATTTACAGTAAGACCATGTGTCTCACTAGTACGGACAGTTACAATAGTGGTAGCAGTGGGGTCAGTGGAGTTGACACCAGAGTAGATGTCCTGGATCTGGATAGCACCAACGTTGGAGATAGCACCAACAATCCGAGATTCATCAACAACTTGCTCAAAGTCGTCGTTAGTAGGATAAGAAGGAAGGGCACGACCAGATGCATTACCATATGCCAAAGTCAACTTGGCATAATACATGTCAAGGTCGGTCAGACCTTTACCATCCATCTTATTCACACCATCTGCATACTCAAAGCAGGTAAGTTTATGGTGAGAATAGTTGGGAGCGTAGACGTTTGTAGTATAATCTTTATAGATCTTATCTGCAGGATCACCATCAAACAAGGTGAACTCACGGAAGTAACAACCACCAGTTACTCGGAATAATGCGGTGGAAGGAATACTAGCGTTTAGTGGATCTGGTACATATTTTGGCCTAATCTTAGTCTTACGAAGGTCTGAACCACAAATGGATGTACCACGTGGCATGATGACGCCACCATTCGCACTGTTGAAGTGATACAGTACATTGTTGGCATCCTGAATGTTGAAGTTAGCACCAACACCAAACTCTGAAATGCTTTTTGAAGCACCAGTCACGTCGGTTACAGTGCCTGAAGTGTTTATCTGATATCCAGGACGGTTATCAACATAATGAACTCCAGGAGAAACTACGATTGAAGTCTTATCAAACTTATCGTTATCTTTTCCAAGTTGATACGAAAATCTAGCAGACTCTATAAGAGCCCGTTGGATAGTCTTGAACGGTCGAGTTCTTGAGTTACCAGTGTTACTAATGTCATCTGTGGCATCCAGTTCTTCTGGATTTACATAGATTACATTGCCCTGAATGTTCTTCAGGAAGTTTTCAAGTCTACTAAGAGGCATTACCTATGAATCCAGACACCATTCCTTCAGATTATTTAGGAGCGGTGCCCGGACTACTAAGTCAGATGCAGCTAACCATCTTGATTTCTTCGTCAATTTCAGTTGCTAACTGAACGATTTCCCATACATTCATGAATTGATCGGTTTCAGGACATTCCAGAGAACGACGTGAACCATCAGCTCCATGAATTACAAATTTTCGAGCAGGAACGTTGACCTCAATTTTTGTTACATGCTCGGAGTCAAACATAGACTTATGATGGTAGAACTTTACTAGTATACTTCTTCAATCTTCTGTTGTCAACACTGCTGTAACAGTAAAATATGCATCAATTTTTCCTCCTCCTTGATTACGAACCTTTACAGTTCTGCCATAGGGGATTGACTCAACAAAAAGTTCTTGGAAGCAAGTGTTGGCAGTCAGTTGCACATGAATAGAGTTCACATCAACTTTGCCATACCATTCTTCAGGAAGATCAATGATTCCATCGACAGTTACTTTCCCTCGAAATTCAATTGTTGTCATCTTGTAGTTTATCTAAAGTGTACTGTTTCTTAGATTTTACCACATCATCATGCAAATGTGCAATATCTAACAAACCATTTACATCAAACCAGGGAGCAGTTGCCCAGTCAAATCCTTGACCGAAAGTGCTATCGGGACTAACGATATACCAGTGACAACTGCTGTCAGGCAGATCCACAGCGCAATGCGACCAATCATCTAACCACTGTGGGACTTGAACCCACATAGTCATAACAAGAAAAATACTGAAAAAATTCACTTTGTAACTGTGTTTTGAGGTCCACGGTAACGTTCATCTAAAATATTACGTTCTTCATCATCTGGTGCCATAAAGACGTTTGGATCAGGATAATCTTCCCAAGTCTTGCCTGCATAGTCAATGATGAGGGGGTTGATATCCTTCCTCTCACCATAAACATGGTAGAAACAATCAATGTCTGTACTAGACTCCAATACAATTTTAGTGTTGTCGAAGTCCTTGACAATGATGTCCTGTTGTGCTCCAATAGGCGTGATGGAGACAGTTATGCTGTTCTCATGAACCAAGTTGACCCAGTAGTCCGGCAGCAGGATCTCAGTCTCACCAGTGAGTCTGCCACGGTGATACACAGCAACCTCAGGACCCTCGATACATGCATAGCGCAGTCGATGACCTTCTTTTGTGGGGTGCTGGATGTCAAATGACTTACCCAGAGCATCTGCTGTAGAGAACCTGGATGCCAGTCTGCCTTTGTTCAGGCAGTCAACTTTGCCAGTGATGTACACATCACCATCAATGTAAACAGCGTTTTCTGCTACTTCACCAATGACTTCAACGTCACCATCAACTTGGAGTGCCCGTCCTGTAACACCAGACTTGAATTCATCAAGGTCTGTGCCAATGTTTACAGTTGCTTTTGCATAACCTGAATGCTTTCCAGCAATTGCTGGTCCTGTGACAACAAGAGTACCATTGAATGGTGCATCACCATCTAAGGTATCAGCAGCAGTGTCAAGTTTTTTAGGATCTTCTCTACCAATGTAGACTTTACCCGTCTCAATATCTCTAATGCCTGCCATTATTCTACCAGTGAGTTGATATAATCCCCAAGAGGACCGGGAATGAGTTTGGATTGTGGTTCATGGATGCGAACCATGTCTCCAATAATAATATTGAAACCTTTTGAGTTTGTAATCAATTTATCATTGGCAGTGACAGTGGTGTTGTGCCCAATCAATTTAGCAAAGTTCTTGCCCTGGAGATGAATGTCATGCTCAGCATGCAAGAATATGTCACCAATCTTTGCGTCAGTCGCTTTCATGATG